TTGTAGCAGCTCCAGTTGGCAATGCACTAGATAAAACATCAACTTGTAATTCACCATCACTGTCTGTTTTTAATACTTGGACAGCGCTTCCATCGTATCCACTCACAACTTTAGTCAACGCAGGTAGTGCACCACCATCTGCGGCAGTTGCAGCTTCACTAAATGAAGATACGGTAAGAAGCTCACCTGAAGCGTTTACTACTGGATACTTATGTCTAAGAATTTGAAAACTGACACCTAGAGCCGGTGCTGACGGTAATTTTTCGGCGAGAGTCAGCGAGTTCGTGGCGACTGAATAGACTTTTACTTCCTGACCCGATAAAGTCCCAGATGTAAAACGAATCACATCTCCGACTTTGGCAGAGTGACCGGTCGCATTGATTAGGATGGTAGTTGAAGCGGCTTCTACAGTGTCAGTCCCGACTTCGAAAACAAATTGATGAGCTACCACTGATAATGCGTTCTGTAACGTTCTGACGCCCTCGACAGTCGCATACTGAGGACTTAGTCTGTCCTCTTTCTCCTGTGTTGACCAACCTTTTATGCTCATTCAATTTCTCCCCGTCATCGGTGCGGATCTCAGTAAATATTCTTATTCTTATGATCACCTTTCTTTTGAAAGGTCAATCATCTTCTCTTGTCATAATACAAGTCTAAGGTAGCTGTACAAGTGGTTGTTCCACCTGTAAAATCAAAGAATGCTCGGGCATAGGTCATCCCAAAAGTTGTAGCTCGGATAACTTCCGTTGTCGTTGCCGTTGCCGCTGTAAATGTAATCCAATCGATCCAAGTACTATTATCAGGGCTAGTTTGAATTTTTACGACCAAACTAGTTCCAGCTCCAATTGCAGATACTTTTAAAAGACCCGCAAAGTCTACCTGAAGACCTTCTAGAGAGACTGCCGTTGTATAGGTATCTCCAGAGATTGCGCCACTGGAGAGAGTAATTTTATTAACACTTGCCATTTTAAGTTCCTTTTAAAATAAGGCGCTAGTGAGATTCGAACTCACGCATAGGCTAGGCTCGTCAGCTCCAACCCTGTTCTGCCGCTGAACTATAGCGCCCCATCTTATGAATTAAGTTTCATCTGCGGCATCATAGCCTTGAACAATCAAATAAAATACCGCGTCAGTCGCTGAGTTGGCATTTGATTTGGTCAAAACTTGAACAGCCGTTGAACTACAAGCTGCAATTTCTGCATAGCAAGTAGCAGTCTGACAGGAAGCTACCGCAATTGGAGTTCTTGCAAATGGCTTGGAAAAGGTAACCGTATAATCCCCTGTTCCATTGTCAGTAAGGGTTGCATCAAAAGAACCGATATTGATAGCCGCTGTACCAGTACCAGTAATTTTAAAAGCAAGTTGTCTAGCTAGTCTTTGAGTGGATTTAATTTGTCTTAACATTTTTTTCTCCGTGGAAAAATAAGACCTAAGCCTCATCCGTGAGACTTAAGTCATGTTGTTAGAATCAATTAGGTCGCAAGACCCGTGATCACACCGTGCATGGTTGGGACCGCATACATTTGAACATAGCCCCCAAAACGGAAACTATACGAGTCAGAGCTTGCGTCACGGAGGAGTACTGTGCCGTCATCATCGAAAAATCCGAAATCCGGACGATGATGCAGGGTGATGTAGTTATCATTGAGCAGATATACGCGGTCATCTTCCACGAAACGCTCAGCGAAAATACCGACAGGGCCTGCAGCACTCATGAACTCAAGACCGCGGAAGGAGATTTTTCCAACCAAGTCCTGAGCACGTGGATCGATCAAATATTGCTTTTGATCTTCCAAGATGTTCAAGAGTTTGCGGTACTGTGTGAATGAGGTGATGATCAAGTTAGGCACCTTGCCGCACTTGCGTTGAATTTCCATCATTCCTTGATTGAGGAGATCTGCAGTAATTCCAGCTCCAGAAGCTGCAATCTGAGCAGATGCCTGCCAACGTCGGCCCACAGTAATAGAATACTGTGTACCAGAGGTAGCATCCAACACACCCTTCAATCCTGAAGGATCGTTATCCTTAGAGTATTGCATGTAAAGAGTCTTAGCGCCTGTGTCAGCGGTTAAGTCCACAGATCCAGCAATACGAGACAAGGTCAATGTACGTGTGGAAGGAGCTACTGAGGTAATTTCCCAAATGTTAGCAGTGCTGTATGGGTTAGCAGTACTATCCAGCATGATGTAATCTTTTTCTTCGAAGTTGGATTCTTTCCAAGTCGTAGTAGAGATTACCACCGTTGGAGCTGCAGCACTTCCGCCTGCAGCTGCTGCAGTGGTTGTGCCTAAAGATCCTGTTCCATCGTTAAACAAGGCTCGGCTCATATTTCTCATCCAAGACTCAACTGCTTTCTGAGTGGAGAACTTGGTGAGTTCAATGAATGCGCCTTCAGAGACAGAGGCTGCCTTGATTGCTTCACGATCGATAGAACCTACAGCATACATTTTCTTCGCTTCAATCACAGCGTCTTGGATGTTTGCGTAGTTAGCGATAGGCAAAGAACCGGAACCCACGCCGCCAGCGAAAGAGGTAGGGACTGCAATGTCCATTCTCTTACCGACAAAATTATATTCCTTTTTACAACGGCCTAACAACACGTTTGCGGAGTTGTAGGTATTGTCAGCTAATTTCCCATATTTTATCTTGAATAAATTTGAGGCAGTACTTAACGAGAATTGTGCCATCTTTTAATTCCTTTAGATGTCGTCAAAAAACAATGGATCACTTCCCGCACGTTTCGGTCCATTGTCACTGACGGATTTTTTTAATGTTTTAGTTATTTTTTTACTCAACTTTTTGGCAGCGGAATTGCCATAGAGTTGATTGATCACCTCAGCGATTTCCTCATTAGATGCTTGGGTTTGGATCGCTAAGTTCGTCAGCTTTTCGACTGCTTCAAAATCGCCTTGCAGCTCAGGATTTATTTCTGTCAGTTTCGATGAGATCGTTTCAACTAACTTCATATTATCCCAATACTTCCCCACCATGTCTGGGGAGATATCTTGAGTTGGAACGCCATTTTTAACTAGCGCGTCGTAAGCTTCAACAAAATCAGCTTTAGTCATCTGTTTTTGGTCGAGAATGGTTGAGACGTGAGTCTCAAGATCCTTAAGCTTAGCAGCTTCTGCCTTAGCAGTTTTTTCCGCCTCTGCTTTAGATCTATAAACTTGATTCTCTTCCTCAAGACGCTTCAGCTTGAGTTCTTCTGGACTCAATGATGCCTCTTCATTTATGACTTGTCGAATTTTTTCGACAGCGTCGTCAAAGAGTTTTTGACCATCGACTCCAAGACTTTCACCGAGTAACTCGGTAAAACCTTTTAAATCTTTTTTATTAGCTAACAAGTCATGAGCTTGCTTGATCGAATCATTCAACCTTGTTCGGGATGATTCAAATTGATCAACTTCTGTTTTATGTTTTTTAAAGAGATCATCCAGGTGGCGCTGTTGAGAATAGCGATTAATCACTTCCTGGACTGGTATTTCTAGAGTCTTTCCATCCACTTTAACAGATACTAAGGCATCGGAGTTTATTTCAATATCCTGGCCATTGTTTTTAAATTTCAACGGCTTTACATTGTTTTTAGAGTTTGCAACGGTATCCTTTGCCTTAGTATCCTTTTCCTTAGTTTCTTTTTTTACTTCTTTTTCATCGGTTTTTTCTTTGCTGCTTTTTTCTTCGGTGCCATGTGCTTCTCCTTTCTCGGTTAGTACTTCATCTAAGTCATCGCCTTCATCTTTACGCCTTTGAGCAGTTTTTAAATCAGGTTCCTTGTTCTTTGTGAGGTTATTTTTCCAATTACTGACTGCGGATAACTCATCCCAAGAGACGGGACTTGATCCACCGATCACTTCAATTGGTTCCTGAACGTTTGCAGTTTCTACCATTGGTGTAGTCTGCGTCTGTACTTCACTCATTGACTATTCCTTTTCTAGATTCCTGAAGTTGGGGCAACTGGACCCTCAACTCCTAATTGTTGTTCGACTGTCGGCATTGGAGGATTTTGAGGTAATTGAGGCTCTCCTCCGACTAATGGATTTACGGGAAGCTCTGGCATAGCTTGAATAGGTGCTCCTACAGGTTGACCAGGCATTCCTTGAGCTTCAGGTTGACTCATGATCGCCATCTCTTGCGTATAGAAAAGAGGGAACAAAGCTAACTTAGACAGCTCCTCTGCAAACTTAGGATTCTTTTTTGCTCCATCCATCATCAGCATTTCATGAGCCATGATGTGATTAATCATGCGTTCTTGAACTGCTTCCGGTGTTTGATATTTGAAAGAGTACTCCTGAACCATCCGAGTGTGTTCTCTCCAGTGAAGGATATGATTTTCAAACTCTTTAGGCGCAAGTTGTTCTTCTGATAAAGCATCTTGAGTATCTTTTAACAATTCTTCATTTTCAGCTTGAGCCGTTTTTACTGCGACCGTAGCCGAATCAATGAACTTGTCAGACTGACCTAGATCTAAAAGGTCAATCACCTGTTCAGAGGTAAACTGATCAGGAAATCTTTCATTCAAATCTAATAAGGTCTGAGTCCTTGCCGCAAGTGAGCGTGGTAAAGCTGATGAGTTCTGAATTCTGATGTCGTAGTCTTTTTCTAAATAAGCTACGTCAAAGAACTTAGTCATCCAAGCGTTGTTCTTTCCAATCACCCTGATCATTCGCTCGTCTGACTCATCGTAGTAATCACCACAAACTGCCAACGTCATTTGAGCAATACCTAGAATCATGTCGTTATATTTGAGTACTAACTCGTTATAACGCTCAGACTCCTGCTCACTTAAGAACTGAAGGGCAACACCCGCTTTAATGCCTGGAGGTGGTTCACCCCTTGAGACCCCAAAGACTCCAGAGATTTGTTGAAACTCTTCTTTAATCTTCTCTCTAAAACTAAACACATCACCGGGAACAGTTGGAGATGTTGCAAGTACTGGTGGTTGAGGTCCTTTGTATTGGACAATGGTAATATCATTGCCCAATCGATCTAAGGCTACAGAGCCAGCGGGTACCATCCACTTAGGATGAGACGCTAGAACTATGTTCCTTAGAAGCATGTTGGTGATATTATTATAAGTTCCGGTTAACTGCTTGATGTTCTCAAAAAAGCTTACTCCGTAAAGTTCACCCGGATAATCCACATCTGTGAATCGAACAAAAGGAAGTTGATCATGACTAAAAGGGGATTCCTCATTCTCAAGAATCACATCTTTTAAAAAAACTATTTTTCTACCCTTGTCCATCATCGGACTACGACGATGCCAGAATGTGTAAATGATCTGCTCACCCCGAGCAGGTCTCAACTCCATTTTCTCATAATCGTAAACTTGAGCTTCTTCTAAGTCTTTGATTTTTGAAGCTTTTTCCGGATATCGCTGCCTAAGTTCCTGAGTATTGACCAGCTCTCTCGTGAAGCAATAATCAACGTCAGCTAGGTTTCGTTTTTTCTGCATTAAAACTTCTGAGGCTAGCCAAACCTTATAGTCAATATCTCCAGTTCTCACAGGCCTATCGATATAGACTATATTGCCTTGAGGATCTTTTTGAGGCTCGCCATCCTGACCTAAAACAGGGACTTTCCCACCATGTTCTTTTGAGGCTTTGACCCAAGCAGGATTTAGATCACCCTTGTCCTCATTCCAGAGGATGAAGAGATAACTTTCACCCATGACTAAAGCATTCGTGACGAGTTGAATTTGAATCTTCCCTTCAAAATCTGACTCATACCAGACGTGATCCAGAAGCTGCTTCGTCACCTTAGCTGCTACCTTATCACTCAGCTCGTCATTGGTCGGCAGGATGGCTACGTTAGGCTTGAACTTAATAAGTCTTGAAGCTCGATTCTTGGTCAGATCGTAAAGATGGTTACAGACGATCTTACGTACCACTTGAGCACGGTCTGTGCCACGATCTCTGGCGTCTAGGCGCGTCTCTAACTCTTGATACTGGATACCCTTATAAAGCGCAAGATTGCGTCTCATAACCCGAATACGTGGCTCATTCTCTTGCTCTAAAAAGCCTAACTCACTGCTGAGCCATCTGAGAACGTCTTGATCATTTCTCGGATCATCCAAATTCAAAGAATAAAGAGGGTATTTAGGTTGAGAGAAGCTTTTATCTAAGGTGTCTAATGCGCCATCAAAGAAGTAACTCATACGGCCTCGAATATATCTTTATTAAAATTTTCTTCCAGCTCTTTCGAAACTTTCTCAAACTCAGAGTTAGCTGGGACATACTGAATGGAGTGTGTGCTTTTTTGCATGGCTTTGACTTCAATCCAACAAAAGAGAGACATGACGAAGCTTAGAATAGTCATCATGAGAAAGAACATAATAATCACCATAGAAAGCACCTCTAAGTCCATTCATACTCCTCATTCTTGTATAGGTCAGGAAAATCCTGCTCTAAAGTATAGCCTCGTTTAGCTACTACTGAATCTACCTTGGGCTCAACTTCATTTTTAATGGAATACTGAAAAGCGTCAAAAATATATCTCAAGCAATCAATTAAATGGTCATCTTTTTTTGGTATCTTTCCTGAAGAGTCTTTTCGGTAGTGTTCTAATTCCCAAAAAAGCTTCTGACACCTATCTGATAGCTTAAGCTTCCCATAGAGCATGGCGTCTTTAATGAGAGATAATCCTGTCATCTTGTCATTTTTCATCTTTTGGGTTGGCTCAAGATGCTCAGAAAAAAGGTCTAGAACCTCGTTGGCAAACCAAGTGGCTGCCTCGTCATAACCTTGCCGCCATTCCCCATCATCCCAAAGCTCATTCTTTTTATCCCGAATCCTAGGCCAGAGTTTGCCTACAGTCATTTGACCTTGGTCCGTCTCGTAAACCTCATCTAGGCAATAGATTGTCTTTGAATAGGGGTTGATTGCGCAAAAGAGAACGGCAAAGCAAGAAGCTGCAGCGGGATCTAACCAAACACACCATGTTAATTTCTTTCGATCCCGCCACAGTTCACCCATCAGCGTGTTGTGGCTATGGATGAATCTTTCACTCAACATCGGGAAGATGGCAGATGAGCCCCCCCGAACAAAGTTTGCCTCGTACTCTCTTTCCCATTTATCCCCTTCCCCTCGGTCGTAGAGTTCCTTCTTTTTTGACTCCAACCACTCTGTAGAGATGTGAGGGTTGGATGAACTAGGAAATCTAAAAAATCTTTTCTTAGGATCTGTTTTATAAGTTTCCGCTAGCTTCGTAAATTGACCCTCAAACTCAGGGGGGGTTCCAATGATCATAAGAGGTGAATCAAAAGCCGCTCGATTAGGATCATAGGCCTCATAAAACTCAGGTCTAAAGTCTTTGAACTCGTCAAATACCGATAAGCCTCTAGGTTTAACTCCTCGGTACGCCTCCACGTTGTCAGAACCATCAAGTTTGATAAAACTTTGATTTTTGAACGTGATTCGCATCTCAGTATTATTGATATCTTCAATCCATTCACTCGGTCCAAAATCCTGAATACGACGGGAGGACCAAAGAATTTCCCGGGCTTGTTTCATGTACGGTGCGAAATAGTAATTCTCAGAATTGGGAAATGTGAAAGCATAACGCCACAGTAAATAAGAGACTAACTCCGACTTTCCAAAATTACGCCCACATTGAGCAAATAATTCCTTTACCTCTCCTGAGATGAGTGGCCTTCCAATCTCAATCTGAGCAGGGTGAGGAATCCATCGGTCATGTAATGCCT